AGAGGAGACGCATCATTTTATCCCGCGCCCATGTATTATCATAAAGACAATCATCTAAAATTACAAATGTTCTTGGGTCAATAGTACTTCGTCTAAATGTTTCTATTTCTTTTCTAATTTGTTTTAACACGCCTCTTTGTCTTTTTAAAATATTTTCAATAATTGCAGTATTGTATTCATTATGAATAAACAATTTTGGCACCATTTTTCCGTAAAACCCGTTGCCTTCTTCAGTTCCTGAAATGACTGTTCCAATAGGAATATCCTGATGATAATAGAGCAAATCTCTAACTAAAAAAGATTTACCGGTATCACGTCTGCCTATTAATACTATAACGGGACCTTTGGATTCATTTGGCTTAAAAGTAATATTTTTCATATCAAATCTTTTTAACTCTAAATTCATATATTTATATTATACATTTAAAACATTTTATATTTACGAATTTTATAAATTATTTGAAATATTAAGGATATTCTCAAATAATAAGTTAAATATAATTTAATTAAATATTTTTATTGACAAATGACGCTTTCAGTAAATTACCAAAAGAGAAAGAATATTAACTTATTTAACAAGTTTCAAACTAACAAGAAAATTAATCTTACGGATACTCAAAATTATATACCAATTTATGACAGATTTTTTGCATTAAATTCTACCAATTGGAATTCTATTAATTTAAATCATCAATGGGCTATATCCGATATTAAAGATTTAAAACATAATGATGATGACCCAGACAACATATTTACTTGCAAACTTAAGCACATTTCTGAGGATGATGATATGTCTACCACACAAAAAGTTTTTATTAAAATGGCGCCATTATTGGACCCATTCAAATATGTAGTTGGAAAATACAATCACAATGATTCCAACTTATTTAATTTACCATCATTTGATAAAAATGTTAAAGTTCATCCAAAAATTTATGAACCTAATAATTCTTCATTTGTTGATGGATTTTTCTCATTTTTAACAAGCAAAGTTTTACATGAACATAAATTTATACACGGACTTGATTATTATGGTTCTTTCTTAGCTATCAAAAATGATTATAATATTAATATTATTGACGACCTTGATTATTTAGTTAAATCCGATTTTTTCAATAAACAACAAAACAAATTATTTAAAGTTGAAGATTATTCTCATTTAATGACTCACGATGAAGTTAAAATATTACAACCTTTAAAAATTTCATCCAGTTTAAAATCTGTATTATCTGTTCAATCTATTGATGATAATATATTTGAAAATATTTTTTGCGAATCATTATCGCTTGAAGATATTAAAACAATCGGACTTGACTTAATAGATATTACTGATTCTAATTTTTTTGACGTTTCTAATCAAAATAAATCTAACACTCTTAAATCTGGGTCCACTTGTTCATCAAGGTCATCTCATACAAATGATAATGATTTGGATGACTTAGAAGATATTCAGGAAGATGATAATACTAAAAATAATAATAATGATAATGAAGATATTAGTGAACAAGAAGATGAAGATGATGAAGATGAAGAAGATGAAGAAGATGAATATGAAGATGAAGATGAAGAAGAATCTATCATACTAACATTTCCAAAATTTCCTGTTCAAGTTATATGTACAGAAAATTGTGAAAATACATTTGATGATTTAATTATTAACGAATCTTTGAACGAGGAAGAATGGTTTTCTGCCTTAATGCAAATTATAATGATGTTAATTACTTATCAAAAAATGTTTTCATTTACTCATAATGATCTTCATACTAATAATATTATGTACATTCCAACTAACAAAAAATTTATCTATTATACTTATAAGAAAAAAACATATAAAGTTCCCACATTTGGCAAAATATATAAATTAATTGATTTTGGAAGAGCAATATATAAATTAAATGGAAAATTATTTTGTAGTGATAGTTTTCAAACTGGCGGAGATGCGGCTACCCAATATAATACTGAACCATATGTTAATGATAAAAAACCTCGGTTAGAACCTAATTTTAGTTTTGATTTATGTAGATTAGCTTGTTCTATTTTTGATTATGTTGTTGATAATTTTGATACAATTAAAAATTTAAATGAATGTTCTCCGTTGGTTAAATTAATAGTTGAATGGTGCATTGATGACAATGGGATTAATGTTTTATATAAAAATAATGGAGTTGAACGTTATCCTGATTTTAAATTGTATAAAATGATTGCGCGATATGTTCATAATCATACACCCCAAGTACAATTAGAACGTAAGGAATTTAGCAAATTTTTAGTTTCAAGTAAAAATATTATCAAAAATGAAATTATGATTAATATTGATGAATTGCCTTGTTATATTTAGTTAATTATTATATATTATTATAATAATGTCAAACTATGGATTTATTATTACAAGACACGTTAATTCAGAAAAAACAAATCAATACTGGAATCAATGTGTCAAACTAATCAGAACATTTTATCCTTTAAAACAAATTATAATTATTGATGATAATAGTAAGGCAGAATTTGTAAAATCCGATTTTGAATATACTAATTTAACAATTATTCAATCAGAATATCCCGGACGAGGCGAATTACTTCCTTATATTTATTATTTAAATTATAAATGGTTTCAAAATGCTATAATTATACATGATAGTTTATTTATCCACAAAAGAATAGATTTTTCCAAATTTAAAATGTCAGTACTACCATTTTGGCATTTTAAATATGATAAAGAAAACTTGCCTAATACATTTCGGTTAGCATCTGCATTATCAAATAATCAAAATTTATTCTACAAAATTAATAAAAAAGAAGAAATTATTATTAATTTTAAAGTTAATAATACAAATACAAATGATACCTTCAATGGTTGTTTTGGTTGTCAGTGTTACATAAAATTAAGTTTTTTAGAAATGTTACAAAATAAATACAACATTACTAATTTAGCGAATTCAATTTACAATAGAACAGATCGTTGTTCTTTAGAAAGAATTTTAGGACTGATTTTTTGTGAAGAATATCCCAAATTACTCCAAATAAAGTCGTTGTTTGGAGAGATTTTTAAGTTTCCTAATGCATTTACTTATAATTATGATGATTATAAGAATGATTTAAATAAAAAAAAAATTATAAAGTCAGTTGTTAAAGTATGGACTGGGCGTTAAAAAGAAGGATTATCTGTAAATGCTAATGGAACTTCTGAAACAACTATTTCATTCATTACTGGTTTTAACTGATCTAATATAAAACTACCAATTATAACACTAATATAAACTAACAAAGAATCTCTAATTAAAAATTTTAAAGGTTTTGGTTCATCATTAATATTAATATATCGCATTTCTAAAAATTTAAAAATAAAAAAAATTACTGATATAATTCCTGCTACTAAAAATATATTATTCATATTACAATATATTTTTAGTTTTCTTAATTTCAAATAACGCATTAAATATTTATTATAAAATATCAATATTTAAGCTAAAACTTCAATATCATCTAACAAAATATCTGTATTTAATTTTACTTCTGGTGGATTCATTAGATGAATGTCTAACATATCTAATGGTGCTTCTTCGTTAAAAATTTTAATTTTATCATTATTTTCATCTTCTTCCATTTTTCTTTGTATATTTCTTAATGCACTTATTTCTTCAAGTCTTTCAATTGTTTTTGGAGCATTAACTAATTCTTCTTTTCCACCTCCCGATAAAACTGAATCTACATCATTAAATTTTAAACTAATATTTCCATCTTTTCCTTCAAATATTGCTTGGGTTTCATGATTAACAACAGGTTCAATTATTTGTTCCTTTATTTCTTCAATTACATCTTCTTCAATTGTTTCATCCATATATGCCTTTAAAATACTTTCTATTGGAATGCTATCTCTTACTGCATTTAATATACATTCTTGAACAATTATTTCCAATTCTCTGTTATGTTTTTGAGTTTGTAAAGAAGCGCAATTTAATTCAAATAGATACACATTTTTGTAAATTTTTCTAGCTACATTAATATAACATTTGTGAATAAAATCGTCTAATTTTGGTATATTAATATCAATTTTCTTTTGTTTTTTACCTACACGCATTGCTGTTAATAATTTAAGTTGTATTATATGAATACATGTAACCAATTCTTCTAAATAAGAACACCCGCTTTTATCAATAATTCTTTTTTTTTCTGTTTCAATAATACTTACATTCCATTTTGGAATTCTTGAAATTAAATTTTGAAATGTCATTAAATATTTGCCTGTTTCATTGTTATCTTTACAAAGTTTATACGATTCGTCAAATATAGATTTAAACCCTTCAATAATCAGGGGAGTTAATATTGTAAGTAAACGTGCACCCCACTCATTCTTTGATTCATGCAATGAACTAACATTAAAATCATCCATAATAAACATATTTGATTAAATATTTTAATTATTTAAACTAATTAAAATATTTATTTATATAAAGGTTATATTTTCAAGAGATATTTTATTATCTAAAAAAGTAAAATTTATTACAAATATTAATAATAATTTTTCATTTCTAATTTCTTTTTTTATTTTGTTAAATGCTATTAATAGTTCATATCTTTTATCTTGAACTATTGCAAAACATCCATCTTCAATTAATTTTATTACATCTAAGGCATTATAAGCCTTTTCATATAATTTTGTTACAAATAATTGCAAATCTTCATGTTTCATTGTTGGTTTTATTGATTTTTGAATTTCTTTTTTTAACCAATCACTTCTTTGATTTTCTAAATTTGTTAGTTTAAAAGTTTCTTCAAGATTATATTTATACAAATTTATTATTTTACCTTTTAATTCCGGTTCAGAAATATAAATTTCACAAAAACGTGATAAAATTGGTTTTAATAATTTATATTTATCCTCAACAATTATAAAAAAACGTGTATTATGACTAAATAATTCAATACATCTACGTAATGCTGACTGAGCATCCATTGTTAGTTTATCGCCATTAAATAACACTATACTTTTGAAAGTATCTCCTCCATTTGAATGAATATGAGTTTTTGCAAAAAATTTTAAGTCTTCCCTAATAAATTTAATACCCTTTCCATGAGCGCAATTAACATACATTACAAAATCCTTTATTTTTTCTTTATTTCCTTCGTAAATTAACGAAATAAAATCATTGACAATAGTACTTTTTCCTGACCCACTAGAACCATTAAAAATAATATTTGGTATCTTATGAATCGAATAAAAGTATTTTAATTTTTCTTTTATATTTTGATGAATGTCTAATGACATTTAAATGCTATTTAATATTGAAAAAGTATTTTTATATTCTAATATTACATATTTATATTTATATTTTTTATTTATATTTAAATATAAAGAATAGAACCTAAATTTATCATGAATAATTTACCTCAAGGGTTTGATTATATTTTTTATTCAAACAATTATCCAGATTTGTTTAATGCGTATGGATCTAATAAACAATTATTAGAAAATCATTATTTACAACACGGAAGATTTGAACATAGAAAATATTGTAATGTATCAGATAATTTTAATTGGAAAAAATATATTTTATTTAATAGAGATACATTTGACACAATATATAAATGTACCAAAGATAACGCTATTTATCACTTTTTAAACAATAACCAGAATTTAAACAATAACCAGAATTTAAATGATTATATTGATGACCATAATGTTAATCATATTTTAAACAAACCTATATATATAGTTTATTATGCATATTTGTATAATGGACAAAAATGGAAAAATATTATAACAGGACAAATGAGAGATATTTATAATAGTGGTATTTTAAAAATAAGTACACTACACGTTGTATTACTAGGACCCCCTAATGAAATACAAGAAGCTAAATTATTATTACAACATATTACTAATGATACTATTCATATTACAGAAGTATATGAAAATTTATATGAGTTTCCGGGTTTAATAAAAATTAGAGAATTAGCTCTAATTAATCCAAATCAAATATTTATTTATTTACATAGCAAAGGCATGGTTAATTGGAACACATCTCAACATAGAACTTTGGTTGAACAAAAATTAACTAAAAGTACATTCTTAGATTGGGATACTACTTTATTTATTTTTCAAAATTTTCCAGAAATACAAAAAGCAGGGGTTTTCCCTGCAAAAGATGGATTTATGTGGTTTAATTTTTGGTGGGCAAGAGGAAGTTATTTAATTTCGTGTAGTCCAATTGAAATTCCTATTAATTTAGTAGAAAATGGCAGATTTATATGTGAATTCTGGTTAGGCGCAAATGGCACCAACACATGGACCGATTCTTATTCTTTAGTAACAAAAAATATACACTATACTAATGACCCTTCTAGTGAAGTATTTACACATACAGTAAATATATATTAGACCGCACTAGACAAACTATGAGTATACGGATTTTCTTTAAATGCATTTAAAATATCAGGCGCAATGCGTTCACAACCTTGACAATTATCGTAGTATTGTGGCATATTTGCTCTTCCGTGTGTTTGCATGGAAGGTCCTGCATTTAATATACTTTGTGGAGCCCATAACCTGTTATTTTCTCTGTCAGAATCTAATTTTGACATTGTAACATTCATTTGAGAATTAAAATGTTTCGCATTCCCTTGATTTGTACGCGCTACTACACTTTTTTCTTTTACTTGATTGTTAGTTTGACGATAAACTGCGTCATATTGTCGATTTCCGTGATTAGATGACATCCCCATAAAACTTTCATGATTAACACTATCTCTTTGATTTGCTATTGGGTTTTGTTCATTCACTAAATAACCAGCATTATCTTTTTGACTATTAATATACCCATTTGGTTGATAAAGAGTAGTTTCTTTTATTGTTGTATTTGTAATATCTCCTGGAGTTAATACATAGTTTTCAGGAACTTGACCAACCATATTACCATAAATGCGCATATTACAAGAATATTCTTCTTTTCTTGAAGGTTTTAATATATCCATAATTGGACTAATTACTGCTCCAATAGCACTAGAAAATCCAGAACCAAAAGGTTGTGGTTGTTTATTTACTGAACGATTATTTTCATAATTTGTATGACTATTATGACTTTTGTCTGATGATTGATGTTGTAATGGAGCAGTTCCTGTCGCAAATGAATGCCCTACATTAAATCCGTCTAATTGAATTCTTTTTGTTTCTTCATGACATTTAGGAACATAACTTGCTGTTTTTATAACACTATTTGGAGTTCCATGTTGATATGTTGTTGTTTCATTTCTTGTTGATGGTTTTACCACAAAATTTGGAACTAATTGTCCTGCTTTTTCTACTCCAGTTGTAGTTAACCAACGATCTTGAGTATTAATAAAAAATGTATCTGGTCTATATTTTTCAACTTTTCCTTCAATGCCAACATTTTTTATAACAGATTGCGCTGGACCTTGTAATCCATTAAGATCATATTCTTGTTTTGGATTTGTTGCTATACGAAGTTCATCTACATTTTTTGGCAACCATTTATCACGTACTTCCATACCAGAATTAAAACCATTACTTCCATCTGCGCTATATCCTTTGTCTAAACCAGGACCAACGCGAATAGATTCAAATGGTTTAACCATATTATTTCTATTTACTGGATTTTGTCTAGATTGATAAAAATCACTCATATCTGGCATACCATATGTCCATTGAACATTTTCTTGAGGTTTAAACAAAGGCGCTTGTTCTATTTTTTTTATAACTTGAGAACCACTACCTACATAATTATCTAAAATTGTTTCAGCATTATTATTATTATAAATTTGTCCTTTTGGTTTACCACCATTAAAGGGAACCATGTTATTATGTTTAAACATATTTGTTGACATATAATCACCGGTTAAAGAATAAAATTCTTGCATATTATTACTAACCGGAACACCTGCTCTTTCTTTTTGTTCATACATATTTTGATTAAAATATTTGTCAGTTGCCACGTTAGGATTAGGATATTCTTCAACATTATCAATTAGTTCCTTATTATTCATAATTGGATAATTTTGCGGAGGAACATTTGTATTTGGCAAATAATTACTAAATCTAGATTCAGGAGTTTTTTCTTGTAAGTTACTTTTAATTCCCATATTGTTAAAGGTTTCTTTAAAGGATTCTTTTGATTTTTTTTGATTTGAAATAACATACATTCCGCCTAATGCTACTAATGGTATCGCTAATTCCATATTATATATATACTTTTTAAAAAAAGTATTAAAACATAAACATTGATATATATATTTTAGGAATAATTAATTTATAAATAGTATATATAAATGGAGGAGCACTGGATGATGATATTACATTCGATAATAATTGGAATTATACTATGCGTATTTATGATATTCGGATTAGGGCAACAAAATAACGTTGCTGAACGTAGAAGTATTTTGATAGCATCGGTTGTTTTAATATATATGATATTATTTGGTCACAGATTACCACTGAAGTTAACTAAAATTTAGATAAATGTTAAGCACGACATTCTAAAATACAATAATTATTATTTAAATATATATTAATTGTAATACATATTTAACTAATTACTTTCTAGTAAATGGGGGCATTTGCCGAAGTCACCAACGAGGAAATGAGAAAAGGTGTAAATGTCTTTAAATTACTATTTAAACAACTTTATGCACTATTTTACTTTATATACATCTGTTGGTAATGTATAACATTGACTATTTGTATGGAGTTCTTTTTTAAAATTATCCTTTTCTAAAATTCTTGTATTTTTATAGTTTTCAAAAGGCATTTTTGTATGCAATTGTGGATTATTTGGTAAAATATAGGCATGATTTTGTTGTAAATCTCTTGCTGTCCACGCTGGCATTATTGCTCTACTTTGCTCTGTAGTTAAAAATTTATCACATACTGGATAATCTATTGGAGAAGCATATAAGGTTTGACGTTTATATTTATTTTTATCTACACAATCTCTATTTAATTGCCTATCTATTCCTAAAAGAGAACTTTGAATGTCTGTACTATGTGTCCACAAATTACCTCCCCATTTTTGAGGAATTATTTGAGGATCTAATATAAAACAAGGCTTATCACCATTTCCAGGAACATCTAAATACCATCTTTCTTGGTCTGTTTGTTGCTGAAGTTGTTTTGTTATTCTTGCCGGATCATCATGAAATCTTGTAAATGCCATTATATATATACATTTAAATAAATATTAATAATATTATAAACTATTCAATCGTTTATAATAAAACTAATTTGTAAAAATATCACATTTTATTATTTTTACAAATTTTATAACAAATTAAATACATCTAATTTTATAACAAATTAAATACATCTATTAATTATTAATTATTTTAAGTATTTATTAACACTTTTTATTTCTTCAATCCCATAAATTTATTATGAATTACCAATAAGGTTAACAGAAAAATTTTGATATCCTGTATTATAATAATTTTGAGACATAATATCTAACCTATTTGTATTAGGCAAAATATTGTCATTTAAGGTAATCACACTATCCACTATTGTTGCTCCTACATTTGGATTTCCTCCCACTCCGTAGGCAGCACTTGTAAAAATAGTTGTTGAACCTGGTACAGCAGTCCAAGTAATACCATCGGACGAATACGCAATAGTATTTGTTCCTTGACCTGCAGCAACCCACCTAGTTCCGTTCCACGCTACACCACGACCAGCGAGTGAAAAAACCATTCCTGCTCCAGTCCAAGTAATACCATCAGACGAATACGCAATTGTATTTGTTCCTTGACCTGCAGCAACAAATCGGGTTCCATTCCACGCTACACTTAATGCAATATTTGAAAAAATTGTTTTTCCTAATCCAACCCATGTAATGCCATCGTTTGAATACGCTAGACTATTTGCTGTTCCGCCACCACCAGCAACCCATCGGATTCCATTTGTCGCTACTGCGTATGCACTAGTAGTAAAAATACTTGTTCCTGCTCCAGTCCAAGTAATACCATCGCTGGAATACGCAATTGTATTTGTTCCTTGACCAACAGCAACCCACCTAGTTCCGTTCCACGCTACACCAAATGAGTTTGATGAAAAGGGGGTTGTTGCTGCATTATTCCAAGTAATACCATTAGACGAATACACAATACTATTTACTACTGGGTCACCAACTGCAACCCATCGTATTCCATTCCACGCTACCCCCCGACAAGAAGTTAAACTACTTGAGCCTATTCCAGTCCAATTAATACCATCGCTGGAATACGCAAGACTATTTGTTCCAATGCCACCACCTGCAACCCATCGGGTTCCATTCCACGCTACACAATACGCATTATCAGAAAAAGTGTTTGATCCTAATCCAGTCCAAGTAATACCATCGATTGAATACGCCATAGTATTTTTTACTGCCACTGAGCCACCGGAACCAACCGCAATAGTTGGGTGTTGTATATATACAGAGTTTTTGTTAATATTCGACTCTACTCTGAACCCACCACCTACTAAAACACTTACTCCTACTCCTATCCAAGTAATACCATCGGACGAATACGCAATTGTATTTGTTCCGTTACCACCAGCAACAAATCTGTTTCCATTCCACGCTATACCACGACCAAAAACTGAAAAAATTGTTATTCCTGCTCCAGTCCAATTCATACCATCGCTAGAATACGCCAGAGTATTTGTTGATCCCAAACCAGACGCAACCCATCGTATTCCATTCCACGCTACTCCGCTTCCATAAGTTGTAAACATAATTGCTCCTAATCCAATCCAAGTAATACCATCGGACGAATGCACAATAGTATTTACGTCTCCGCCACCAACCGCAACCCATCGGGTTCCATTCCACGCTACATCCGATCCAAACCCTAAACCAAAATTTGTCAAAGTATCTGCTACTATTCCAGTCCATGTAATACCATCGGACGAATACGCAATACTATTTGTTCCTGAACCAACCGCAACCCATCGGGTTCCATTCCACGCTACTCCGTTTCCTGAACTAAAAATTGAAGTTCCTAATCCAGTCCAAGTAATACCATCGGACGAATACGCAATACTATTTGTTCCGTCACCAACAGCAACCAATCTGGTTCCATTCCACGCTAGTCCGTTTCCTTGAGTTGAAAAAATACTTGCTGAATTTGGAACAGCAGTCCAAGTAATACCATCGGGCGATTGCGCAATAGTATTTGTTCCTAGTCCAACCGCAACCCATTTTGTTCCAATAAACACTACATCTTTTACAATTGAACTTATAATACCTGAACCCGTTTCTATCCAAGTAACACCATCTCTTGAATAAGCCAACGCACCTATCGACGACGCCCCTTGACCGCCCATAACTGATAAAATTGACGGAAATGTAATTGTATGTTGGCGGGTTGTGTTGAACTCTATATCAGAACACCAAGTTGAAAAAATACTTGCTCCTAATCCAGTCCAAGTAATACCATCGGGAGAATACGCAATTGTATTTGTTCCGGTACCACCCATAACAAATTGTTTTCCACTCCACGCTATAAAATTTCCATTACTAGAAAAAATTGACGTTCCTATTCCAGTCCAAGTAATGCCATTGTTTGAATACGCAATTGTATTTGCTCCGTTACAACCCATAACAAATCGGGTTCCATTCCACGTTATACCGAATGAAGCACCCGAACTCATACCACTTGTTACATTAGTCCAAGTAATACCATCAGACGAATACGCAATGTCGTTGGGTGCGTTACCAGTTGCGACAAATCGGGTTCCATTCCACGCAACACCACGACCAGCGAGTGAAAAAACCATTCCTGCTCCAGTCCAAGTAATACCATCAGACGAATACGCAATTGTATTTGTTGCTCCTTCACCAACCGCAACAAATCGGGTTCCATTCCACGCTACATCACGCCCACGAACTGAAAAAATACTTGTTCCTGCTCCAGTCCAATTAATGCCGTCCGACGAATACGCCAGAGTATTTGTTCCTTCACCAGTCATGACAAAACGGGTTCCATTCCACGCAAAACCACGACCAGTGATTGAAAAAATAGTTGATCCTACTCCAGTCCAAGTAATACCATCGGACGAATACGCAATAGTATTTGTTCCGGTACCACTAGCAACCCAACGAGTCCCATTCCACAAGAGACTCTGTCCAGAACTAGAAAAAATAGTTGCTCCTAATCCAATCCATGTAATGCCATTGGACGAATACGCCAAAGTATTTGTTCCGGAACCAACCGCAACCCCGCGTAAAGGTATAGATGGACCAAATGTATAAACTTGGGCGTTGTCTGTAAAATTATCTAGTTCTGCGGTTATAGTACTTTGTGGAATTATAGTTGTTAAGGTAGAACTAAAATTTATAGTTTTTTTACTATATGTAAAGTCTGTTACCGGAATATTAATATTAAATTCTCTCTGAGTTCCTGTTGACCCACTTCCAGCAGGACCTGTAGCACCTGTAGCGCCAGTTACTCCTGCACCAGTTGCGCCAGTTGCTCCAGTTGCTCCTGTTGCTCCTGTAGCGCCTGTTGCTCCCTGAATTCCTTGTGATCCTGTAGCACCTGTAGCGCCAGTTACTCCTGCACCAGTTGCGCCTGTTGCTCCAGTTGCTCCTGTTGCTCCTCGACCTGGTGAACCTGTTGCTCCTGTTGCTCCTGTATCACCTGCTGAACCTGTTGCTCCAGTTGCTCCTGTTGCTCCTGTATCACCTGCTGAACCTGTAGCGCCTGTTGCTCCCTGAATTCCTTGTGATCCTGTAGCACCTGTTGCTCCTGTATCACCTGCTGAACCTGTTGCTCCTGTTGCTCCTGTTGCTCCAGTTGCTCCTGTTGCTC